TGTTGCAGCAGCTCTTGTTTCCCGCCCGTCAAATACTGGACGCGCCGCAATGGCATTTGGAAGGTAGTTGCATTTGCAACTACTTTGTGAGAGACTCCATCCGTGGCGTTCTTCTCACGAAAAATAACAACCGCTGAATTTGCATCTTCGCCAATTAAAGCAGCTGCCGGAGTCGGCATGTCTGGCATCCCTCCGATGTATGCCTGGTCAAGCGGAACATTTGAGCAGGTCGCCCTTAGTCTCCCGACTGTGTCGCGGGCGAGAGACCTTCTCGCCTCGACAATCTCAAGTCTTGAGTTTCGTCAAAAGGTAAAGCAATGGAACGGCACCGAGTACGAAGAAATCTATGTGCCGAATGAGTCGTGGATGGAAAACCCTGATCCAAAAGTTCCGCGCCAGTTCATCCTTGCCAATACGGTTACGGATCTCTGGATAACTGGTAGAGCGTTCTGGGCGATTACCTCTCGTAATGCAACCGACGGTCGTCCAATGAGTTTCCAATGGATTCCTGCGTCGCAAATTTCAACGCCAAATCAAGAAGGCCCCCAATTCTTTTCGATGCCAGAAGTCATTAAGTTCAACGGTGTTGATCTTGATCCGAACGAAGTTATTACCTTCCTTGCACCAACAACGGGTCTGATGTATTCAGGGCGACGAGCAGTCAGCATTGCGACTCATCTTGATCAGTACGCAGACCGCGCAGCAACAATTGAAACTGTCCCTGGTTATCTTCAGCAGACCTCAGCAGGAGAGACAATGTCCGGTGAAGAACTTGGAGACCTTGCGTCGCAATGGGCGCAGGCTCGTCGCGAAGGAAACGTTATTGGCGCGTTAAACAACTTCGTCAATTTTGTTGAATTTGAACGCGACCCCCTTGCAATCAATGCAGCGCAACGCGAATATCAAGCACTCGACCTCAGCAGAATTTGTTCCGTTCCCGCTTACCTCGTTTCCGCCCCGACACCAGGCGCGTCGATGACTTATCAAAACGCATCGCAAGCCCGTCAAGACCTTTGGCTTTTCGGCGCACAAATGTACGCCACCGCGATTACTTCTCGTCTCAGCATGAACGATGTTGTCACTCGCGGACGCTTTGTCAAATTTGACACCGACGACCTTCTAGCGGTTGGCGATATTTCAGATGTTCTAGTTGAGCCACAAGTTCCCGACCTCGAGGAGATTCCTTCATGATCAAGTTCACCGCCGTCCCCATCACCCTTGACGCAGCAGCTGGAGAAGATGCACCGCGCACAATCACCGGCATTGCAGTTCCGTGGAATGTTGCAGCCAACGCTTCAGGACAGAAGGTCATGTTCAAGCGCGGAGCCTTTGACTTGAATGCCAAGCCCGCGCGACTTCTTGAAAACCACGACGGACGCCCAATCGGAATGGTCACAGAACTTGTCGACCTTGACAACGGTCTCGGATTCTCAGCTTCATTTGCGAAATCTAGACAAGCCGACGACGTTGTTGAACTAATTCAAATGTCCGCATACGACTCAGTCTCCGTCGGTGCCGTTCCCAAAAAATTTAAGTACGACAAAGAAGGCGTCATGATTGTCTCGTCAGCTGATCTCATCGAGCTCTCGGTCGTCACTACCCCCGCATTTTCCGATGCCAAAATAGAAAAAATCGCTGCCTCAGAAGACGACCCAGAGGTCGAAGAAGAGTCAACCGAACCCCAACCCGACACAAGTCTCCAGGAGGAAACAATGTCACAAGAAACCCCAGAAACAGTTGAAGCCACCGCATCGGTGCCAACAGCTCTCTTCTACTCAGCCCCACGTTCACCAATCAAAACCAATGCCGATTACCTGCACCACAGCGTCCAGGCAGCATTGAACCCAAACAGCGAATCACGTCTCTATGTTGCAGCAGCCGACGAAGCAAAGGCAAAGTTCATCCAGGCAGCGGACGACTCGTTCACCACAAACCCTGCTTTTTCGCCAGTTGCTTATGAGCGCAATGTTGTCCAGGTCAACATTGGTTCACGTCCAGTCATTGACGCTTGCGGTGGTACTCGTGCCATCCCCGCAGCAGGCATGACAATCAGCATTCCAAAAATCACAACCAATGGAACTGTCGCCACTACCTCAGAAGGTGGAACACCATCCGAGACAGGCATCGTTTCTTCGTATGTCAACGGAACAGTTGTAAAACTTGCTGGTCTTCAGCGTTGGTCAGTTGAACTCCAAGAGCGTTCAGACCCATCGTTCGCACAGATCATGCTTGACAACATGACTCGTTCGTATCGCAAGGCAACAGAGGTTGCAACAATCGCTGCAATCACCGCTGGTGGTACACAGGCAACAGCAACCGCAGCATCCGCTGCCGGTATCCAGTCCTTCGTTTCAACAGAATCAGCAGCTGCATATTTGGCAACTGGTGACGTTGTTTCGGCGTACACCGCTGGTGTCAGCCAATGGTCACTCATGCAAAACGCAGTTGACGGCAGCAACCGCCCATTGTTCAACGCAGGACAGCCACAGAACTCAGCAGGATCAGCAGAAGCAACAACGCTTTTCGGCAATGTTCTCGGCGTTCCGTTGTACGTTTCTTCAAACATGGTGTCAACATCAATTGACGAATCAGCGTTCCTCATTGTTCCTTCAGCAATTGAAATCTTTGAATCTTCACAGCTTCAACTTTCAGTGAATGTTCCGTCAACAGGCGAAATTGAAGCAATGATTTACGGCTACTTCTGCCCAATCGTTACGATTGCTGGCGGTCTCCGTCGCTTCAACCTCACCTGATCCGCAACTAGAAGAAGACTGGCAGAACGATGGCTACTTACGATCTCGCGTTTCATACGCGCCTCGATGGGTACGCCGTTCTCCAGACCTTCGTTGAGACAGGCATACAAGTCGGGGACTCCGTGGTAATTGCAGGCGCAGGCCACGGATTCTCCACGACCGCAACAATTGTTTCAACACAAGACTTCGAATTCATCGGGGTCTCAGACGAGGGCGACCTTCTCTTTGACTCCGATGTAATTCGTCTCTATCAGTTTCTCTATGTCAACGCAGGGACAGATTTCCCTCGAGACACCGCTACCGGAACAGTCACATTCACCCCGTCCGTTTCATGGATTGTCGCAGCTGATGTCACCTCATGGCTCGGTATCGACGTCGCAACCGCCAACGACACCGCATTCATTACCGTCTGCGTTAACGCTGCCAACAACTACATCTATCGCAAGCGTCGCGAAGCGGGCTACACCGACTCGCAAACAACAGTGCCAGGTGCCGACGTCAAACTCGGCACAATCATGTACGCAGCAACCCTCTACCGCGAACGCGGATCAGCAGACTCCTTCGCCTCATTCGACGCAATGTCTTCAATCCCAATCCCCTCAACAATGGGACGCATCATGGCTCTCATCGGCTGCGGAAGACCACAGGTCGCATAATGGCTGCAACAGGAATCCTTGTCGATGCAGTCAACGCAATCAAAACACAACTCACCGCTCTCGGCCTCAAACCAGTCACAGACCCGCGAAACGCGCGCCCAATGTCCGTCATGATTGAACTCCCCGTCATGACCTCGTTCACATACAACGTCGGCGACTTTCGGATTCCCGTCCGCATCCTTGCAGCACCCCCCGCAAACAGCGACGCGGCAGATTATTTGCTCTCCACTACCGATTTAATAATGAACTCGCCCATCGCAGTTACAGACGCCCGCCCAGGCAATGCAAACTACGGCGGGCAAGACATACCCACATACGATCTCACGGTGGCAATCGCCGTGCGTAGAAACTAAGGAGCCACCAATGGCAACAGCAACATTCCTGTCAGGTGCGACCTGCTCAATCACCCCCACAGGCGGATCAGCCGTCGACGTCAGCGATCAACTTTCCTCTTGTGAGGTACTTTTGGGGTACGAGCTCCTTGAGAGCACATCGCTATCTGATACAGGCCGACAGGCGGTGAAAGGTTTGCAGAGCGTCTCCGTCAACTTGTCGCTCTACCTTTCATACGGCGCAACCGAAATGGAAGCTCTCCTCAGCGCAATCGTCGCTGCGGGTTCATGCACAATCGTTGTGTCGCCATCAGGAACAACCGAATCAGCAACCAACCCAGAGTTCACGATTACGACGTGCACATTGGATGCAGCACCGGTCATCATGTCGTCTATCGGCACCCTTGCCGTCGCCACAGTGTCATTCTCTAATGGCACTTGGGTACGAGACGTCACTGCTCCGTAATTAACAAAAGAGGGAAACAATGAAAATCCGATTACAAGTAACACCGATTGAAGGCGACCCATATGAAGTCGAAACGAATCTTTTCGTTGTCGTGGCATGGGAACGCAAATTCAAACGACAAGCATCCAGTCTCGGCAACGGCATCGGCGCAGAAGACCTTGCATTCTTTGCATTCGAATCTGCTCGAGCTGCGGGAATTACCACTCCGCTCGCCTTTGACGATTACATCAAGAAGACCAAATCAATTGAAGTCATCTCGGAGGAGTCAGCAAGTTTTACAGAAGCGGCAGTTTCCGACGCTCACTAGCGGAGGTTCTTGTCGCGACTGGCTACTGGACACCCGACATCCCATTCGACACAGACGACCTCTTCACGGTTGTTGACGTGTTACAAGAACAAAAGAAACAACGAAGAAGATGACAACGAACACGACAATCCAGGTCACGGGACTCAAGGAAGCGATTCGTTCTCTCAACAAAGTTGAGCCTGGACTCCGCAAGCAGTTCGTCAAAGACCAGACCGCCATTGCACAGCCCGCCATAGACGAAGTAAAGCGCGGATATCAACGCGAGTATCTGTCAGGCATGGCTCGCAACTGGACTCAGAACGGCAGCAAGAAGTTTCCGTTCTCGCTTGCTCGAGCAATGTCAGGCGTCAAGTTAAAAGTCGACGCAAGCCGTGAGGCAACTTCATTGATCTACATTCAGCAGACAAACGCTGGCGCTGCAATTTGGGAAGCAGCAGGACGCAAAACATCAAACAGTCTTGGCAACAATCTTGGCGATATCCCTGCACCAAACCATACGCGCAACCTCGGGCCTGCCGTATTTCGTAAGCGCAAAGAGATTGAACGCGAAATGCTACAAGCGTCAAAAGAAGCAATGAGACTCGTACAAAAGGAACTTGACTAATGGCACTTGCAATTCCAATCATCACAGAATTTGACGGAAAAGGAATCAAGTCCGCCCTCAACGAATTCAAGAACCTTGAGACGGGTACAGAGAAAGTCGGGTTTGCCGCGCAACAGGCAGCCAAACTTGCCGTTATTGGATTCGCAGCGTTGGGCGCAAGTGCAGCAGCTGCGGGAGCAGTTCTATTCAAGGCAGCACAAGCAGCAGCGGAAGACCAGGCAGCACAAGTTGAATTGGCTAACGCAATCAAGGCAACTACGACAGCATCTGACTTGCAGATCAAAGGCGTTGAGGAATTCATAGACAAGACTCAGCGCGCAACGGGCGTCGCGGATGACAATCTTCGTCCGGCACTTGGAAGACTTGTCAGGGCAACTGGCGACGTCACGAAAGCGCAAGACCTACTCAACCTCAGCCTCGACCTCAGCGCGTCAACAGGCAAGAGCGTTGAAGCAACGGCTTCCGCAATCGCAAAGGCTCAGGAGGGCTCTTACGGGGCTCTGGCAAAACTTGGCGTCGGTTATGACGCTGCAACATTGAAGGCAGCAGGCTTTGAAAAAGTCCAGGGAATGCTCGAGGAGCGTTTCGGCGGTTCAGCAGCGGAAAAGGCAAAGACTTACGAGGGCGTAATGGCGCGTCTCAAGATAACCCTCGGAGAACTTCAGGAATCAATCGGATACAAGGTTCTTCCCATCTTGACCAAACTCGGAGAATCAGCAGTTCGCATTGCTGAAGCATTTGGTCTGGACGGCGCTGCAGGAGGAGTCAAGCAACTTGGAAAAGAAATCACATCTCTTGGCACAGACGCCGACGGAATGATTAACACGTTTGGCAAAATTTACAATTCCATTGCTGGACTGGTTAACGGCATCATGAACGCGCTTGCCATTCCGTTAGCGGTAATTAACTTCCTCCGCACGGGCGACTTGGGGACATACAAAGTAAAAGGTCTGCCAACTTTTGATCAGTTAACGGCACAAAACCCAATGTCGAATCGTCCCGTTTCAACTCAACAAGCCGAAGCAATGTTTGCTGGCTCAACTATTTCTGGCGCAGCTGGCGGAGCGCCTGCAACCATTCCACCGATACCGTCAAAAGCGTCTAAAGCTCCACCGTCAATCTTTGACAACACTTCAGGCAATGCAGGCGGATTTGAGCAGGCAGGCATCGGCGGAATCGGGCCATTCGACAACCTCGTCATCAACCTTGACACCTCAGGCTCCCTCATCTCATCGCCCGCAACCATTGGGCAGGACATCATCGACGCAATCTTGGCAGCGCAACGTAACTCAGGAGCGGTCTTCGCACCGGCAGCGACATTGTGACCGTCCCCACATATCAAGTCCTCGTCGGGTTTCAAACAACCACAGGCTTCGGTCAGCCATTCCAGTTAGACGACGCCGTCTATGGGCTGCTCAACACAGGTACCCTCGGCGGGCTTGCATATGCCGACCTGACGTCACTTGTTCTGTCGGTCAACATCAAGCGCGGACGCAACCGCCAACTAGACCAATTCAACGCAGGAACCGCACAAGTCGTCTTCAACAACAACTCGAGAATCCTTGACCCCCTCAACACGGCCTCGATTTACTACCCGTACGTCTTGCCTCGCTCGCCCATCATCATCTACGCCAACGGGACGCCCATTTACACAGGCTTTGTTGAGGATTGGGACTTGGACTATCAGAACGCCAATCAAGGCCGAATGTTCGCTCGATGCGTTGACGCCTTCGGCACCCTGGCAAACCAGCAACTTAACGCTTTCACCCCGTCTGCACAGTCCTCGTCAGCTCGTGTCACAGCCGTTCTAGACCGTCCAGAAATTGCTTACCAGGGCGCAAGGTCTATTGGTACAGGAACTTCTACTTTGGGGGCGTACGCGGTCTCTCAGGACACAACTTGTCTTGGCTATCTTCAGCAGGTCAACACCTCGGAACAGGGCTACCTCTACACAGCAGCCGACGGAACCCTCACCTTTAAGGGAAGGTCGAGTGTTCTGAACCCCGTCTCGGGCGCGTCATTCACCACTAACGGCACAGGCATTCCATACATGAGCCTTGTCAACCAATACGGATCAGAACTGCTCTACAACTACATCGTGACGCAATCACCCGCAGGAGCTGCACAAACCAACTCAGACTCAACGTCAATTGCTTTGTATCAGGCGCAGAACTACAACGTCATCAATCTTCTCAACTCAACGACGACAGAAGTCAACGGTCTCGGCGCGTACCTTCTTGGCAAATACCGCAACCCCGTCGTCCGCTTTACTGGCGTCTCATGCGAACTTGCAGCACTCACTTCGGCGCAATGGTCAACCATTTTTGCAATCGACCTCACATCAATCGTGACAGTCCAAAAGGACTACTCCACCGGTACACCAACCACAGAATCGCAGACCCTCATCACTTCAGGAATTGAACATCGAATCGTTCCAGGGTCTCATATTGTTTCGTACACTTTTGAAAGTACGGATCAGAACCAATACCTCACCCTCTCAGATTCCATCTTTGGAATCTTGGACGTCAACCTTCTCAGTTTCTAAAGGAGACACAAATGCCAATAAATACAACACCGTTTGTCAGTGGGTCTATTCTCACCGCAGCCCAAATGACCAATTTGCCGATGGGCTATGTCGACAACGCAGGGGCAACAGCGACCACTGCAATCGTTGGTGGCACAAATCTTGCAGTTCTTGGAAAAGCAATGACAATCTCTGCTGGTCGTCGTTACCGAATCACCGCAGGACTTGGCTTTCAACCATCAGCAAACACCACAGGAAACGGAATGTTCTTCACAACTTCTGGCGGTATGCAAAAGATTCTCTGGTACCGAGGCGACCAAATCGCAGCCAACTATCCGCAATACGTCACAGGTTCATACATCACAACAGCATCTTCTCTTGGCGTTTCGTCAGGCACAGCATCAGTGACGTTCACTTTGTATCTTCGTTGCTCAGGTAACGGCAACCTCAATACAAACCCTGACGGCCTTGCCGGTGCAGGATCAGCAGAACAGTATTTCTTGATAGAGGACTTGGGCGCGGTTTAATGCGAAAAAGCCTGATTCTATTGGTGTTTTTGGGGTCGCTTACCGCTTGCGCAGACCGTGAACGTATCAACTGCCCGCGAACCAAAAACCAAGTCATGACCCGCACCACCGAATTCCCAATCCCAACAACCACCACCATCGCACCAGAAGGACGTTGCTCATGAAATTCCGCGCACGACTATCAAACGAAGAAATCAAAGGACGCCTCATCCTGATTGTCGGACTAGCAATCTCAATTGCATTTGTCGGCACCGTCTTCGTACTTTTGTACGGTCTTTTGTTTGTGACACAGCCTCTCGAGCAGGCACCGAACGATGCTGAAGCCTGGAAGATCCTGTCACCGCTGACCTTGACCATGAGTGGGGTTTTGGCGGGGCTCCTTGCTTCAAACGGGCTCAAAGGCCACCAGAATGACAAGGACAAAGAATGAGTAACCGCCCATATCCGTACTACCCATCGTGGGACGGCAAACAGACACAACCCGTCACGGCAAAACTTGTTGAACTATGCGGAAAACGGTGGGGAACCAAAAGCCTCGGGACATACGTGAATCGCCCAATGCGCAATGGCGCGGGACTGTCCGTTCATGCCACCGGATACGCAGCTGATATCCAATACAAAGACGAAGCACAAGCACGAATCATTTGGGACTGGTTCCTTGCCAACTCAAAAGCACTCGGACTATGCGAATTGCATTGGTACGCATACGGCTCCTACGGTGCTGGCTACCGATGCTCTCGAGGAGAAGGCAAGGCAGGCGTCAAGATCTACACCGCCGACGACAACGCAGGCTCCTATGAGGGCAACCCAAATTGGCTCCATTTTGAGATGGCAAACCAAACCGCAGAGGCATTTGAAGCCGCATGGCGGGCATTGCCTAAGCCGTAAATCGCTCGAGGATGTCATTCTCCTCGCGCTAGACCTCGGGACTGACTGTGTTTCCCTCATTGGTTCCGAGGTCGAATCCGCCACCTAGACCCTCGTCTGTGTTACAACATTCAGACCAGTCGAGCGAAGGGAAACGCAATG